TAGGATGAAAAAGACCACACAGTAATGACAAATGCAAAAGCCCGCAAACATGTTTGCGGGCTTTTGCATTTGTCATTACTGTGTGGTCTTTTTCATCCTAGATCTTTTCACCTTCGGCTTCTTCTTTTCCGCCAACGCATCTTTGAGCTTCTGGTTTTCCAGTTCGGCAAGCTCCTTTCGAAGCCTCTCGTTTTCCTCTTCAAGATCGCTTAGCCTGACATCCTTGTTCGTTTTCCGAACCTTCTTCGGCTCTTCCGAAACATGTTGGATCTCCTCTTTTCCATCGAACCCTTGGAGGAATACCTTCAACGAGGTGAAGGCTTCCTCGTAATCGAGCCACACAGAAGTGAAGTTCTGCCCGGTCTGCGTACCTTCCACAGTGCAGCCGTCCTTCAACTCCGGTGCCGAAAACGATGCGTCCTTTGAAACGATGCAGTCAGCGGAGTAGGTGGCCTCGGGACTGCTGCAAGTCTTCGTTCTCAAGACATTCCGACGAGACATGCTGCACAGTTCAAATTTGGAATCCGCAGCGCCCTGAGCCGTATCTCCAAGGGAAGCTTTTTCAAACCCTCCCTCGTTACCATCAAATGAACATGTCATGTCGCCGGATTGGCTCGTGTCCCCAACGGAAATTGGACGGTTCACGCCCCAGTATGGCCTATAGGGATCGTACCAAGGGCTGGGCTTGGGGCGGTAGTGGTGATCGTGATGGTGGTGATGGTGGACATCTCTGTAGATGGTCTGCGGAACTTCCTTCTCCAAATGAAATCGGGCTTCGATAGTCCCTTTCACCTTGTCGGCATTCGGGCCATTCTTGCCGTGTTCCACGGCGTCAGCGCTGTCCAACGACACGAATTTGAACGAAGAGTCTTTACCCCAGTGCCGCTTGATGTCCACGAAGTCATTCGCCGGTACGATGTACCCGCCACCGGATACATTCTCGCCGTCGATGTAGATCTTAACGACTGCTCTTCTGTTGTTCTTGTTTCGGAATCTGAGTGCGTAATCGGAATTGAAAGGCAGCTTCACTACACCATTGGCGAGTTCCTGCTGCGGTTGACCATCAACGAGAATGGCCATAACGAAACGATTGCTGTAAACCATAACTTATCTCCTTACGAGTTTACCCTTCATCCTCACTAGGGCTGTGCAAAATTGCTTTGGCGGCTAAGTCGAACCACCGAGGAATTTACTCGCTGACGTATAATATGATCAAAGGGACTATTTTACACAAGTCAATTTTAAGAAATCATGGAGTCTCAATAACTTGCCACTCGTGATCGGTCAACTCGTTGCTGCTGATCGAATCACCCTTTATCTCCACCTTCGGCAACGAAACTTCCACCGATCCGTAACTGATGGAAATCTGGTGTTGAACGTAAGGGGCATCTTCCTTGTTGATCAGTTCACAGCAATGTTTTTCAAGACACAGGTGGGCAAACTTCATGACGCCCACTTCTTTACCCTCGCAGTCCAACAAAGTCAACGTCAAACTGAGATTGTCCAAGTCGAAAAATGGGCTCTTCTTGGCTTCATGATTTTGTTGCTGCACGTACTCGATCCACCTGAATACGTCGAATTGCGGCGTCTCAAACAATACCATTGTCAACATCTTATGAGATAGGTCAAAAGCGAACGAATGAAAGTAATCCTTCAGTTGCGAGAACAACTTCGGCGTGACCCGAAAATTGTTGGATTCCGGCCTTGCGTTCCTAGCCCGACGAAACTTTACGGGAGGGTTGCACACTTGTCCCCTTTCGCCCACATCGATCTTAACCTTCTCTTCGGTGTTCATTATCACTCCTTCCGACCTTGTACCACCCAAAACGCTTCTTTGTATCTGACGGTTACAAAGTACATTTTCTTGTTGTCCGTTTCAGTAACCAAAGGAACCTTCTCGTCATCGGCCACACTCTTCACTAAGTTGGCTGATTTGAGTGTCCAACACTCGATTGGTCGGTCCGAAGAATCATAAATGTATAAATGCAAATCCTCATTTTCTCCATTCAGGAGACCCGCCATCAAAGCCTTGCAAGCTTTTCGATCCATGATCAGGTCGAGATCAGTCCATTTAGCCTTGCTGGGAATCCAAGTCTTGGAACTCAAGAAGTTGAGTTCAGTCTCTTCTATTTCCAAGTTGGGTTGTTGGCCCGATTTCACATCAAACAGCTTCAAGTCTTGGCCAACTCTGAATTTCCAACTAAATCCCTTTTTCTTGGGAATTCTCGGGTCGCCTTTGGCTAGAAAAACCCTCTCTTTCTCGTCGTAGGCGAACTTCAATTTTCTTATGCTAAGACCCGACACAGAATAATCGAAGGAAGCCTTGTCCTCTAGCAAAGTGAGGTTGTTGAACTTCATTTCGTAAAGGGGAGTACCTAAACCATCATATGTGGTGAAAACAAGATTCTCTTGCGTCAGATCCTTTTCCAGCCAGTTGTCGATCAACACATCTGTATCTTCGGGTGCAATGACTTCGATACAATGAAGGCTGATAGTCTTGCTGACGAAATCGAAATCGACCTTGTTCATCAAGTGCTCGGGCACGCCGCTGGTTGTCATGACCCAGCGAAACTGCCGCACAAACGTCATGGCAGGCTCTCCCAACTTCCCAATGCCCATACTACGGGCATTCTTATATGTCTTGACATCATTCTTGGTGTCATTCATTTGCTGGAGTAATTTTTGCTTCATGTCGTGCAATGGGTTTTGTTCCATATTACCTCTAATCATAAATCTGAAATTTGAAACGGTCCGAGATGTATCGGTTGTCACCGAAATCCAACTGGAACCAAATGTCGTAAATTCCACAAGACAACTCACGTGTGTCGAACTTGTAGTAACCGTGGCGTTTCTCTCGATAATCGATGAGTTCTTTGTCTACGATAAGACGTAGATCTTCCTCAGCAGGAAGACACTCGCCACAGGTTTGTTCAATGGAAACCCGGATGTCAGAAACGATTGCCAGATTCTCGTAGTATTGCCGGAGATCCCCGGCAGTAGGCGTGTTGGGGTTGATCTCTATGATCAAGAATTGCACCGAACCTTGACGCATCTTGTTCGGTTGCATGTGGAAATTGAAATCATAGACGACCGGGATTGGTGTCGTGTACCACAGGTTTGGATAAACCGCAAACCGATTGACGATGGTGCTCGACGGCTCGCCATCGACGGCTTTGACAGTCCAGATATCGAAGTAATCCCCGATGGTGTAACGCAGATTCTCCAACAACACGGGCAACAGATAAGTGCCCGTGTCGCTGTTGGTAACAGCATCACTTTCAAAGGTCTCGACTAGGCGTCGGCCATCAGGAACATCAGCACTTACGTTATCGGGGTCGAGGAAGTAGATGTTTACTTCCTCGACGCTCGAAAGGTCACTGAGATTGTTGCTGTTGTAGGTAAACATCCTTAGATTAACGGTGTCGCCTACGGCCGGATTTTGATATCTTTCTTTTGTGGCCATAATCTTGCTTTCTATCAGGGGCTAGAAGGGTTGTTTTTTCTTGGCCACCTGATTCCTGCCAACAATCTTCTGATCCTGTTCGGAATCGTCGGCTTACTGGCGATGGCATCCACAATGTCTGCAATGTAGGACAATTCTTTGCTGCGGCGTCGGGCCAACCAAAAGTTCTTCATATCAGTAGATACGATCAATGTTTTTGTTTCTTGGCTTTGTCAATTGCCTCATTTTCCTTGCGCTTTTGTGCGATGAAACGCTGTATAAGCCATTTCCGTTCATGCACTGGCAAGCTCATGCAATCTTGCTTGGACATGCGCATGTGGTATTGGAAGAAGAAAAGCTCCTCCATGAGCGTTTGCCAAAGTTCTACACTTGGTTCCTTGGCTCCTTCTTCCTTGGGAAGAAAAAATTTGCCTCCATCGGGAGGTCGATCTTGAACTCCTCCGAGCACCCTCCGTTAGGACACAGAATTGGAATCATCGTATCTACGCCGAACGGCGGTTGGTTGATTTCGTTTCGCAGGTGGCCCACGTCCTGAATCGGCAACTTCTTAAGAAGCACTGCCAATTCTTTTTTCATGGAAACACCTTCGATCTCGTCCAGCAACAAAGCTGTTCGGTAGAGGAGCGTATCGTCTTCTCCCTGATCACCCCACTGGCCAATTCGTCGCTCACGGTAATTGGTCACTTCTTGGTCGTCGGCACCAGTGGCAAGACGGTAACTGTAGTTGAATTTGCTCACCGGCAACTTGCCCCGCAGTCGGTCAGGCCCGAAATCGTCCGGGCACACGTCAATTTCCAGATCGTTTAGGTCGATGACGTGCGCAAACTTGATCGAACATGAGGGGCACTTGATCTCCACGTCGTATTCGGGCGTGTAAGAAATACCACGGAGGAAGATCAACAAGTTTGTTCTGTCAACGGAAAGCAATTGCTCCGTGTCGATGGTCTCCCTGATGCAACGACGAAAAATCATGTCGATGGCAAGGCCCTTTTTCACCCATCTTGGCGTCGAGAGAATCTGCTCCTCTTCACCCGTCATGGTCCGCACATGCACCGTCTCGGGAATGTCCGTGTAGAACTTGCCTTTGGAAGGCCACGTGAACTGCTCCCACTGGTGCTTGTCGGCCAACTTCTGAAGCAACCCTTCCAGAGCATCCGTGCCTTGCACACGTATTTTGGCATCGGGTGTAGCCCGCTGTTTGTTTGTGACGTGCGGCCTCGGCTTGTCGGGCGGCGCTTCGAAAGTCTCGAAGTTCTCGTCGTCTTCCGGCTTCTTCGGTGCCACGGGCCGAGGTTCTGGCATTCCACCCTGTTGAGCCTTGCGCATCAATGCGCTGCGGAACTCTGGCGGAATGTTGCCCTCGATCTGAAAGGGGGCCTCGAATGGTTGCGGCACGTCCCTGCCGGTTTCCTTGGCCACCGCTTGTTGGATGGACTTAATCTGATCCAGAGGATTTGAGTTTTCCCCGGGAGTGTCTCTCAATTCGTCTGGAGTGATTTTCTTCCTCGATTGTCTGAAGACCTCATCTGCCATATTTTTCTCCTCGTTACTATGATGAACGTGAATTCATTGTCGGTGGTATAAGAGTATGCTCTGTCTTAATTTCTCGAACGTGGAAGAACTTGTTTTCCACAATAGATCAGCCCAATCAATCCTTCCGATACACAGGTATGGATTGTTTGAGCAGTGGCGTCTGGCGAAGCGAATGCCATTCTTGAGAGAAATCGGAAGACAAGCTGTGTTGGATCTCTTAAACTCGCTGACACAAGAAGAAATAGCAGCTCTGGAGATTTACTTCGAAGACAAAATCGTCGTTGAGAAACTCAACTACAGTGTGGCGATCAACCTAAAGGTGCCTTTGTCGGATTCTTTGGTTTGCCAAGAGTTGTGCCGTTTGGAAGGTTTTAGAAACCTGAGCACGTGGCGTGACGACGAGCACCTGTATGTATCACTGTGGCGGTAATTTGCCACCAGAAAAGAAAGAATGTTTATGAGCAACGACTTTAACGGCTTGATCATGTTCTACATCAATTACCGTCCTGAAGACGGTGAAGATGTCAAGAAACGCAAGGAACTTCTGTGGGAGTGCAACAAAGAGATCTTCGACAAGATTCAATCCGAAACATCGTATCGCATAGCAGTGGTGCCGACAACCAAGGAATCGTGTCGTGTTGAGAAAATGGATTTCGACAAACCTTACCCGAGGTATTTGGCCAAGACGCACGGAGACATCGGCGAAGAAGAAAGACGACGCAAGGAGAAAGAACGGCTTCTCCTTCTTGAACAAGAAAAGAAAAAAACTGCTTCGGAGGGCAAGTAATGACGGTACTTCTTTTTGTGATGGCCACTATCGGACTGACGAACATACTCGTACACGGCAAGGTCTTGGACGACGAGCATCTTAAGGTTCGTTCTTGGCTGAAACGGAGACTCAAGCGTTTCGGCGACATGCTCGATTGCTACGAGTGCTCGGGCTGGTGGGCCGGATTGCTCATGGGTCTTTTGCTCGTGTCTTGCAACCCTTTGATCTTCTTGCCTTGCGCCTTTGCGGGTGCGGCGATGGGCCATTTCTACAGCACGGTCGCCTATCTAATTGAGAGCAAAACCGACTTTGTTGTGGAGACTTTTGATGAATCCGAACATACCCCGTAAGAAAAGAAAGATGTTGTATTGTGAACCTTGCGGTTACAAACGCATCGTCGAAGTTGATGAACACGTTACGGATCTGCCGGAGATCCAAACTTGCCCGGTGCAAATGAAGATTCCGTACATTGACCCGCTTACCCGCAAGACCGTGGTGCCTGCGGCACAACCGCAGGCACCCAAGTTCAAGTGTCCCGGTTGCGGACGTGGTGTGAAACTTCGGGACTTACTCAAGCCTTACGCAGACGCCCTTCAGAGAATCGATGATGAGAAAGAGCGGAAGCGGCTCGAAGACGACATTAAGAAACGGTTGGAAGACGGAAAACCACCAGAGAAGAAAACTGAATCTGAGTTCTTAGGATAAGAATGAAAAAAAGAGTATCGGTACACGACATCAAGCAAGCGCTGTTGGACGAACGGTTCCGGGCGAGTTTGCCTACTTCCTTGCAGGAAGACGTGCAAAAATTCCTGAAGAACCCGGGCTGCGCCTGCAACCATCCGATTTACGTCAACGTCATGAAGAAAGCTCCCAAGGAAGTGTCTTCTTACTTTCCAACCAAGGAAGAGCCGGACGTTGAACAGATGGAGAAAGAAGTGGACCGGCTTTCTCAAAATAACTGGCAGGTCATCAACTGTGGTGTTCACGAACTTTCCGAGCGGCTCCGTGAACTTGGGCCGGGACGCAAGCAAGTCGAGGTGGCTCGCTGGCAAGATCAGGTAACGGTTGTTGTCAACCACTTAGAAGGAATTTATTGATGAAGAATCATTGGAAAATTCGACATTATTTCAGATCTGCTTCGGAATTTCATTTAGATTTCGTTGAGTTGCTTGGGGACACATTTAAGGAAAAATATGAAGCAGTTTACGTCCTCCTTTATAATATCTGGACGCATCGTGGCACGGACAAAATCATCGGCACTCCAGAATCCTTATGGATATTCGACAACGGTGGCCATATGGACACAGAACAAGAATCAATTGTGAGGATCAATGATCTTTGCTTCATGAACTGTTATATGGATAGTTCTAAGCAGACGCCCGAATACAGTTTATACCGGAATGATATGCTATCCTGCAAAGTTTTCCTTAAGAACTTTATGATATAATGAGTAGCCAAAATTTCACAGTTTCTCTCAACAGTTGTTGTCAATCATTTCGAAGGATTTACTGATGAAAAATCATTGGAAGAGCCGCCACCGGATTCGAGTCAGTCCCGTGATTCATTTCGACATAAACAAAGAAGCCTTGGCTGATACCCTCACGGAAATGTGTGAGAGCGTGTGGCTCCTATTCCGCCAACTTAGGGACTGGCGTGGCACGACCAAGATCGTTGGTAGCCCGGAGGCCACGTGCCTGTTCGAGACGGGTTGTTCCAGCTACGACATGACCGTCTTCGACCCGAACCAGACCCTCTGCAAACTCAAGGACGTTGCGGGCATGGAGTTCTGGAAGGACTTTTCCATTAAGGAGATCGTCTACCACATCTACCGGGGCGATGAGTTGTCCTGCAAAGTCTACCTCAAGAACTTCATGATCTAATGAGCAACCTGATCTATACACAGAGTTCCGGTCCAGAATTCACAGCTTTTTGTGAGTTCACAGTTCCTCTCATGCGCAACTACGCCGATAGGATTGGAGCGTCGTTCATTTACGACAACATCGGCGCAAGGACTGAATATCCTTTGTTCGACAAGTACAAGGTCTACGACCTTTTCAGGAACTTCGACCGTATTCTCTTCTTGGATTGCGACATTCTGGTTCGTTACGATTCACCGGACCTGTTCTCTCTCGTCCCCGAGGGGCACTTCGCTGCTTTGAACGAGGGTTCTTGGCTGGACAACCTCGACCAGCTTCGGGCGAGAGCCAGTTACTTGTACGGTGCCGCCGAGGCATTTGGTTATGATGCGGGCCAAATCGACGTGAGCAGCCGCTACTTCAACGCCGGGGTTTTCTTGCTTGACCGAAAGGATCGGGAAGTGTTGAAACGTCCTGAGCCGCACCCGTTCATGAAGGAACTCATCTCGGAGCAAAGTTTGATCAATCTTCGACTTCACGCTCTTGGGGTCAGCACTTACAGCTTGCCGATGTGTTTCAATGCCATGCCGAAATGGTGGCCAACGATGTACCTCGAAGACAACTATTTCATACACTATGCGGGCATGAGACACGACCATCGTTTCCTCCAAATCTCCAAGGACCACAAGGTTCTGGTTGATCGCTATGGTTCGTTTAGGCACGGGTGACGTAATATCCTTTGGTTTCGAGGATGTCGTTGCAGCTCTTGATCATTTTTTCTGGGTATTCCCGGTATTTGGCCACGTCAATGGGCCATCCATCCCCTCTTAAACGCTTTGCTCCCAGAGCGATTGCGTTTTCGTAGAACACCTTTGCTTGGTCAAAACGATGAAGCAAGTGGTAATAGACATCTCCGGAGAGGCACCAAAACTCGGCCATGAGCGGTCTGGCGCACATGCAAAGATTGAGGTTTTGGAGGGCTGGCTTGTAGGCTTTCTTGTGAAGAAGATTGGACATGGCGTAGTAGTATCTCAGCATCACGGACGACATGGTGCTTGCTGTCTCCATGAAGAAATAGCGGTCCGCAGCCTTCATGAATTCATCGAAGCGAGACTGGGACAGGAGCATGAAAGCTTGATAGTAATAGGGCTTGGACGACAAGGGCTCGTCGGCCTTCCATTTGTCAAGGGCGAGGCGGATCTCGTCGTCGGCAAGTCCGCCTCGGGACAAGATCGTGACGCTGCTGAGGGGGCCTGTCTCGCAATCCAATTGCTCGTGGACAGGGTTGATGAACTTAACAGAACCATCCCAAAGACGATTCTCGGGTGTGAAAGTCTTTCCTTTCATGATGGTGGCACTGGCCACGGGAATTTTGGCATTATGCAGAGCCCCGTGGCCAGCGACAACCGTTTCCCAAGGCTCCATCCAAAAATGGCGACCCGGCGCAGCAAAACTCAACATCTTGTTGCGGGCCGCATGTCGAGGCAATCCTTGCAAATCGTGGACTTCGACTCCCTTAGATTCACAGATTTCCACGGTGTCGTCTGTGCTTCCCAAGTCTCCGACCATTATGGCAACTGCATCGTTTTTGACCCCTGCAATGGAGTTAAGTGCTTCCTTGATTGTTCGGCTGTTGTTCTTTGTCAACATGTGGACTGTGAGCATCGAATTTTTTCCTTATTAGATCCTCGAACGCTTCCGCCTCGTTGGTCATGCCAGCGTTTCGGTAATGGTCGGCCAATTTGCGGTAAACGGTTACGCTAAACGGATTCACCTGCAACTCGGCGAATAACTTTAATGGGTTCATACTAATTTAATGGGAGTGTGAAAAGGATTTTCCGCTAAAAAGATAAGCCGTGGTTCAGTACATAGATACCCCTTTAGCGTTCTGTTCGGAGGACCATGGCCAACGAGTACCTTAACAATCGATCATTTGAATCGATAATTCAATCTTTTCAATACTACAAGAAACAAAAATCCAAATACGAGCTTATCATCGAAGACTTTCAGGAAACACATGACCGACGAGTGACAAAATACGGGGACGAGGAGAAGCGATTGCCGCTGGAAGACAGTGAGAAGTATTACAAGGAAGCTTGCACTAATCACAAGGAATTTCAGGAACAACTGGCTTACGCTTTCTATGTCTTGTCCGAGAACATTGCGAACTATGCCAAATTCAACGGCATTGACATTGACGACGCCATACAAGAAGGGGTCTTAATCTGTTTCGAGAAGATCGACCGTTTCGACCCGAGAAAAGGCAAGGCGTTCAATTACATGACGACCTGCATCCTCAATCATTTTCGGCAACTCTACCGGAGTGCGAGGAATTACAACGAACTGAAGAAGAGATATCACAACTTCTTGCAAGAAAAGTTCGAAAGCGTCGTTTTCCGCAATGGCAAGGAGAGATCTAATATCAAAAACAGTCTTGATCGAGACGCCACTATCTGGTAACATCTATGGATATGACTCAACGTAGCGTAAACCCTGTGAACGCTATAGAAATGCAAGAAACCATACAAAAGCTTAGGGACGCTGGTTTTTCCGAAGTCGTTGATTGCTTGTTGGACAACGAGAAGGATTGCTACACGAAAAAATCCCGCTTGAACAAGAGCGGCACGTGTAGGAGGTTAAACTGGAAGTCTAAAAAGTTAGAAGACGCTCTGAAACAAATGAAAGAGCTTCTTAAAAATGATTTTGAGGCGTTGGAAGAAGAGTAATCAACTTACCAATCCAAGCATATATGACCTTGCGTATCTTAGCGTAATTTCACATGTTAAAACCATGCTCTGCGACATGTCCAGAGTTTGAAAATTGACGGCTTGCGGCCAAGCGTCTTCGTAGATCCACGTCTCAAGATTTTTGCCGCAACCGTCGTACAACTCCAACCGGCATTCTTTGAACAAATCCTTGGCCAACGGTTCGTAGAACTTGCCAATCTCGGGCTCGTATGCCTGCCGTAGCCACTTGAACACCGGATGAGCGGATCTCACCTTCAGATCGTACAGGGTGAGGGTGATGGGTTTCCAATCTGGCTTGCCGGGGAAAAACACATCCTCGTTCAAGTGTCTTACTTCTATTTCCTTGAAAGACAGGGACGGTCTTGCGGCCCGGGTGGGCGGCAGACTATTCACCCCCTTGGGCGTATCATCGCCGCACACTTCAGGAACGGTGAACAACCAACGATTGGTTCTCTTGTAACAGGCGTCGGTTTTTTCAAGGCCGAACTGCAAACCCATCTTTGCCATGTGTCTCCTTAATAAAAAAGGTGGCCGATATCGGCCACCTTTAACGTAGTAACTATCAGTTTTAGTTGCACGGCGAGCAGCACGTCTGAATTTGGAAGGCAGGACAAACCGGCGTATACTTGACTTCCGAATAACGCATGGACAATTCGATGGTCATTTCCTCGGACGAATCGTAAGAAACATCGCCGAAGTTGATGCCCTTCGGCCACACATCCTTCATTTCCCACATTTCAAGCAACTGACCGCACCCGTCCCAAACTTTGAGAATTCCCGTGGCCGTATAGTCACGCCTCTGGGAGCCCATCTGTAGGTTGATCGGGTCGGTGAAGTTGTAAACAGAAGCCAGCCAGTTGAACAAGGGCGCTGCGTCAACCGTGGCCACGTCAATGTACGTTACCGTCATCTCTTGCCACGAAGCCTTGCCGGGAATCCAAGTCTTGGCGTTCAAGAAGTTGATTTCAGTTTCTTCGATGTCGAGGTTTGGACGGGCTGCTGTCTTTACGTAATGCTTTGGCACACTCTGGCCTCCGCAGATGTCGTTCAATTCGAATGTGAATCTGAACTTCCTCTTGAAGATCAGATTCTTGAATCCGAGACTGCCTATGCCCATTGGGATTTTTTCAGACATTTCTAACTCCTACTGTTATTTCCATTCTTAAACAAAGCTTGCAAATTGCGGTTGTTTTACGGTGGTGCCACAACCGCCACAACATGGTTGCGGAGTGTAATCTGGGCAGTAAGACCGGTACTTTACGTCGGAGTATTGCAGCGTCAATTCGATTGTGGCGATGTCTGACTGTGAGTAATCGAGGTCGCCGAAGTTGATGTTGGTCGGGAACACTCTTTGCAACTGCCAGCCTTCGAGAAGAACGCCGCAACCATCGTACATGCTCAATACGCCGGTGGCGTTCCAGTCCCTTCTCTCACCTTGGGTGAGACGAATTGGGTCGGTGAAGTCATAGAGGGTGGCAAGCCAATTCCACAGGCTTCGCATTTCTTCGTGGGCCACATCAAGGTAAGTAACAGTGATCGACTGCCATGAAGCCTTGCCGGGAATCCACGTTTTTGCGTTAAGGTGATTTATTTCCGTCGATTCGATTTCAAGGTTCGGCCTCGAAGCCACATTGACGAAGTGTTCTGGTACTACGTTTTTCTCGTTGTCGCAGAAACCAAACAATTCAAATGTCCAGCGGAACTTACGCTTGAACACCATGTCCGGTTGCCCGATAACGCCGATACCCATTGGTTTGCGGTCTCTAGCCATTTTTACCTCTATGTGTTAGCAGCCGATGCAGCAGGGTTGCGGTTGTCCGCCCCTACAACCCGGTGCGTAAATCACGTCCGAATATCTAAGGGTTAGCTGGATTTCGGAGTACATGGAATCCTCGTATGCGAGTTCTCCAAAATTTACCGATGTTGGGAAGCAGTTCTGCAAAAGCCAGAACTCCAGCGGATTACCGCATCCGTCGTACATTGTCAACAGTGCGGTGCCGGCCCACCCGGCTTTTTCACTTTGTCTCAATTCAACTGGCTTGGTGAAGTCATACACCGTAGCCAGCCAACTGTATAATCCCGTAAGGTCTTGGTCGGCAGCGTCATAGTAAGTAACTTGTATCGGTTGCCATTTGCCTTTCCCGGGTATCCACGTCACGGCATTCAAAAAATGCAATTCCGTCTCTTCAATTTCGATATTCGGCCTTGCGGCTGACTTAACGAACGATTTCGGGATGAACCCGCAAGGCGTGGAAATCTCCAGAGTGAACCTGAATTTTCTTTTCAGTATCACTCGGGGAGCACCCAGCTTGCCGATGCCCATCTGCTGTGCCATTTCTTACCTCTTTCTGATTCATAAGAGATGTTTGAGGAAGCAGGTTCGGCTGCTTCCTCAAACAGTCACTCATTTAGAACGTGTCGGTGTTTTCACCGAAGTCACCGGTTCTGTGAATCGAGAACTCGATGAAGATGAATTCAGCCGCTCTAATGGGCTGAACGCCAATGCGTGCTCGCATTTCGTTGCGGTCGATTACGTCTGCGGTGTTCAATTCCTCGTCACATTTGACACGGAAGTCGTTCACGCCACGACCAACTTGAATCTCAGACAAAATCGAGGTCGAAATTCTGACAAACTTCTGACGAAGAATCTCATCATGTGGATCGAATAGCAACTGTCTTGCCGCCGTGCGGATTCGCTTCTCGATCACGAACATCAGTCTTCTGACGTTCACACGGTCAAGGGCGGTCGGCCTACGTTGCAGCGTCTTCTGGCCCCAGATGACAAACCCTTCAAAGTCCACGAACTGCACAATCGGGTTGATTGCGTTTCTGTACCCATACATCAGGTCACGCTCTTCTAGCGTCGGCCTGCTGAATACGTCGTTGATGTTCGGAACCGTGCCACGGTTTACACCGGCTGGTGCAAACCACGGTGCCGACAGTTGGTCGGACCGGGCTATGGTTGACATGACAGCGCCCGAAGGCGGTGCCCAAATGTCAACACGGTTGAAATTGTCACGAATCTTAACCCACGGCCAGTAAAGAGCACCGAAGTCGCTGTCGAATCTTGTGGTGTTCAAAGGATGCGTGCCATTCTGCCAAGCTACGATCTCGTTGACAGTAAGACCGAACGGAGGATCGATGATGGCCATGCAATCCATGCGGACGTTTTGGCACAGATCGAGCAATGCCGTCACAACGGCTGTGCTGGAGTGACCCGGGACAGCGATCAAATCGATGTCAATTTGCTCTGGCTCGCTCAAGGCATACATGCCCGTGTACGCAAGCCTGTTGCCGATGATCAATCCGTCCTGATCATCAGGATCTGAAGGAATGCCGTCCGACCCGCCAGCCAAACTGTAAGTTCCATCCAGTGGAGGGGCAGTGTTGGAAGTGTTGTCAGTGACCCTGATCCAATCGGACACCAGAGCCAAGAAGGTCTCTACGTAGAACCGTGAATTCTCATCCTTAACCAAGGCACCCCAAGACTCCACCTCGACACCGTTGTTGAAAACTTGCATCGAGAAGTTGCCTTCACGAATGTTATTCTCGATCACGACTTGCGTGCTGTTGCCGTCGATACCTGCTGTGTCAGCGGAGATAGTGAAAGTCACTGCGTCCGTGTCGTTGGCATCGCCGTTGATGCGGCCTGCGGCAGCAACGTCCGTTGCACTGGAATCACGAATCGGACTGTCGCCAACCTTGGTCACGCTGTCTAGGCCGAATAGGCTTGCGGCGGTACTGTCAGCCTTGATGAGCAATCTGGCATCACGACCATGGTGATCTGTCTTGAAGGCGATATTGGTGCTTGCCGAAACATAAGCGGTCCAACCACCGGGAAGCGATCCATCTTCTTCTGCCCGCTGGCTGTTGATCTCATCCACAACCTCAGCTGCCGTGTATTCGGCACCTTCAAGGTCGGCGAGGTCGATGGTCTGCACCACGTTATCGATGAGCACGTTGTCGGTGCCGTCGATGACAATTTCGATGTTAAGACCAGTCAATCCACTGAAGTCATACTCGCCCGCAGTCTGGTAAGATGCAGGATACTGGCTCTTGCTGCCGACGATCAAAGCTTGCGTCATACCCGTGCCAAGACCAGTCGGGTTGCCAGCCATTACAGTGCCGCCATAAATGGCATCCTGCACGGAGACAAACTCAAGTTCCGAGTCGGGACCGAAAGCCCATGTTGTCTGCACGCCGATATAGTCGTCGCCGTCATCAGTGATGAATACGATACCATCGATGTCGCCCACAAGCTGAAGATTAAGATCTTCAGCGAGTTGGACAGCGGTATATTCGCCAGCCAAAACAACAAGCGTCTTGGAATGGAGCACGCCATTCAATCTCCAACGAAAGAACGAATCCACGTCAAAAGTGTACGGACCGGCAGTCGCAGACATGATCTCGATCTGTCCGCCTGCGGATACCACGTCAACTTCCGCAATCTGCGCCTGCTCATCGCTAACATTTTCCTCGTCGGCCACTCGGACCACGTACAGTTCGTTAGCCACCAGCAGGTATTGTTCCGCAGCGTAAATCAGATAAGGATCGCCCGATTCAGGATGCGGGTATCCAAACACTGTGTTGAGTTGTCTCTGGGTGGCAATCAAAGTCGGCACATTAACCGGACCCTTGCTTGCAAATCCCACGAGCCCAGCACGGTGAAAGGACTGTTCTGGAGCAATGAAGCTCAGATCCTTCTCGGTGATTCGGACGCTTGGCGAAATCGTGTTAGATGGTGGGAATCCCCTTAGAATTGCCATGTCTTAATCTCCCTTACGAATCTCGTTGTTTGGAACATATCTAGTGGAGATTAAGCCCATCTTCTCCACTCGTTCTATGTATTCTGTGCTCTGTTCATCTGTGATGGCTCTGACATTCTTGCCAGCGCCAATTCCCGGAATGATCAGTGTGGTGAAAGCGTGCGGTGCCTTCCTTGATCGCACTAGAATCTGAACAGGACTCTTGAACTTATTCTTGATCTCAATCATTCTTCTAATTCCTTTACTGCCGATTCCAACCTTGCCAAGACTTCTGTAATGTCGTCTTCGTTCGGAGAGTCGGTGATCTCGATCTTAGTTTTCAATACCGCCTTCTTCCTCACGATGGGCTGAGCTACAAATGTCTCTGCCGTGAATCCGAACTGATATTTGAAAACCCGAACCTTCTTGTCCCCCGGCTCCAAATCGACGTTATTAGCTATCGAATTCAGCTTAACGCCGATCTCCCATGAGATTCCTCGTACCCGTATGTATGCTATGGGGGAGAATTTTGTCACGATTTGAGTGAGAATCTGATTCATGTCCTCCTCGTACAGAGTCCATGCGTATAGGTTGTACTCGATATCGATTGGGATGCCTCTCGTTACTCCAAAAACAGTGTCTCTTTCGTATCTCTCACTTGTCGTGAAGCCCGGCTTCCCATCCAGTCGCTCGCTTCTTAAATAATCGATTGCCTTGTGATAGATGAATCGGTTCTGCGCAAAATTATGACTAGCCGAATGTATTGCTAACATCGGCAATCTGATTCTATCGACTACTAAGGACTCGTCTTTTCTGGTGTTGTCTTGCAAAATAAAAGCAACTGCTTTTTCCTGTGTCGCCCATATAATGGGAATCTTGTGAGCTTTACCGGATTCATCCAACACCACCAGATCATTGAACAAATCCTTCATTGCCTCGTCCGTGCCACGAATGGATTTCTGGTAACGATAAACTGTGTTTCTACCCGGCGGCGACATGCCCTGTTCGTTGATAATGTGACCGGTCTGCTGCGGGTCGCACAACGCACTATGTCCTTGTCCTAATTTACTTTGGGTGGAATCTTCCAACCACGACATGTCACGAGAAGTTACATCCTTTTGATTCGTCAAAAACGGCTTTTTGTCTATTGTCCCCGATTCCTCGGTGGCTTCCCCATCTCTACAATAAGTCGGCGGCGTATCAATGTTCAGACTTTTGATCTGAGTCGGTGGATTGCAGGGATCGAGATGTGAATCGCTCATGAATTATCCTTTGCGTTCTTTTGGAACACATATGTAGAATTTGACTATTATAAGAAGAGGCCAAATGAAACCCTATAAGATAATAAAGTCCCACATCAACACCAAATACCGCAAGACACTGGTGAATGCTCTCATTTCGCCAAAGGTGCCGCTCTGGTTTTTCAAGAACGTACACACCCCGCCGAAGGCACGGGTCACGGCACCTGCGGCTGACCCCCAGCCAAATCCATCTTCTTCCTGCCAAGATCCTTGATACTGTTGATTTTGAAGTCGGGCTGGCGTTGGGTGATCTTGCCTTCGCCGGTCGTAAGCGATTCTTGGAAACGAATGCACATGACCTGAAGTCTCAGCTCGCCCCAAAGCTTGAATACTTCCACGTTTCGCTGAAGAACCATCCATTGTTCCCGCTTGTGGGGAGAAAAGATGCGTGCTCCGATCTTGGGCGGCTTGCCCAACGCCTTCAAAACATGACGATAATTGAACTCGAACATGATTTCATCAGGTGAATCGATGCCAAAAGTTCCCATCATGTTCGAGGAAGGAATGGGGTCGTAGTAGCCGTAAATGCAAACAGGAATCGGGGACCAGAGCTTGTCACGAGCCTCAACGTATAACTGGTCTACATTCTGTACGTTTATGAACAAATCGTAGTAGTACAGGGGGGTGCCGCCAATTTCAATGACTTCCTGATCCCACAAATTGAACAAATCATGTTCTGGATTCTGCGGATCGAATTGGACCAGAGAACCTGTCGGGCTATAGTTGCTACCGTCTGGATTTTTGATAGGCATGGCAACCATATTTATGCCCATACACTTAGATTTGATTTGTGGCAAGTAGATAAGATACACCCTGTCGTTCAGTGGAGGAAGAAGTGGAAATCAAAGATACAGTCAACCCCGTTGGGGAAGTCATCAAAGACGACGCCATCGAGGTGTTCGTTGAGGCAATGCAAAAGCAATGGGATGAAACCAAGCCGAGCGTGCCTTGGTGGAAATTCTGGAAGCGAATCAGCTTCACGCCAGTAACAAACTATCTCATTCAGATTCTCGACGATCTGGTAGCCTATCTCATCGAACACAACATTCCCGGCGAAGACAAGAAGGCAACCGTCCTCGATGCCATAGGCAAGGTCTACGATTACATCGTCGCCGCCGCCATGCCGTTCTGGCTCAAGCCGTTCTCGGGCATGATTCGTCGATTCATTCTCGAAACCGTACTGTCCGCTTCAATTGATTGGATCGTGGAAAAGTACAAGAACGGCGACTGGCGTCCGAAACCAGCCAATGAAGTGGTCGCCCAATGGCACCAACTCCACGCACAACTCTTCGGCGTCCCAGACGGACACCGACCTAAGTAAAAAAACAAAAGCCAACCTCAAGGTTGGCTTTTGTTTTTTATTGTTTCACTCGGTCTGCCCACATTATGTATTCGCCAAGGACAGTCCCTGAATCTTCAATTAAGAACTTGGCATACAACACAGTTCCTTCCAAAGCCATCTCCCATGGCCCATTTCTGTACTTGTAGAAATGATCACTGGCCGTCTTGATTGCGTGGTCTATTTGACTGTCACTCAAATTCTTAGGCCATCCCAATATCTCTCGAATGGTTTTGCGGGTTGTCTTTCTTATTCTCACAGTTAGCCAAACGTTTTTCAAGGCAGTCCTTTCTTAGCTCAATGTAAGCTTGTTCGTAATCGAGATCGTGCCACCGCCGTCCGGAATATCAAATGGCGCTCCACTGAACCGCTCCAACCAAAGTAATTGGTTGGACTGATTGGTTATGTAGTAACCGTAAGCAGTCGCATCCGTCACGAATGTGAATGTTTTCTCCGAGAATACTGCGGTGGTCACACCCCCTGATTGAGTCGTGGTCCATTGGTTCGACAACAACGTGATAGCTGCGTAGCCAGTCGCACCCGCTACTTCCGTCAAGTCGCCGATCAACGTCGAGTCGCTCGGCGTCCAATCGTTGGCGTACAAATGCAAAACAGGGTTGTCGGCATTGACCATTCCAACGATGTATTGCAATAACAGGATCTCACCTTTTTGATCGGGCACAACTAATGCCATTTTTCCTCCAATTAAAAGAGACAACGTTATATAGATACTCTCGAAGTAATAAAACGGAGGAAATTACTATGCCTTATGGACCTAAAAGGCTTGGTCTTATTCAAGTGCAAGAGATCCGCCAACTCTACGACGCTGGTGAGTACACACAAAAGCAACTAGCGGACATCTATAAGGTGAGCCAGCCTCTCGTTTGCAAGATCATCAACAATCAAGTTCATAAACCGGAAATTCATTTCGGCGGCGAGGCTGTGGTTCGTGCGGGGTACATTCATGCCAATTAAAGACAAAAACGGCAACGTCTATCAGCTGCGAGGCCCCAATCCTTTGCTGAGAGATCAAGCGGATTGGGATAAGACGAAAATCAAATTGATCAATCTTGGTTGGAGATCCGAGGTCGTGTCGGACAGTCGCAACCCCATCACGGAAGAAAAATCAAACATAATCAACATCCGTGACGAACTTCATTTGGAAGACAACCCCGCCGAAAGTCGGATTGTCTCAGCTAGGGAATTCATCCAAGAGGTTCGGGAAGAACCCGCTATTGTTGAGACCAAGCCAAGGCAATCAACCGTGCCACAACCGGACGTGGTAATCACGGTTGATCCAAAACTGGCCCGCATCCTGAAGGAGCGAGGAGTCGAGTTTCACTGCGCTCCGGTGGTGAGCTTCCGTGAACATAAGGACGAATTCTACGGCAGCAGCTATCAGACCCCTGTTTTCGGGGACCAGTACATTTTTGACGCAGTGATCATCGAGGAGTCCGACTTGCAGATCCAGTTCTGGGGCGTGAAGGCGGTAACAAAAGGCTCCGTCATCTATCGCAAGAATAAAGACGGAGACCGATGGTGGACTATCGAAAGAGTGGAAGCGAAGACAGGCGGATATTTGGTGATCGCCAATCCGTCCGAATTCAACCCTGATTTCAGCTAGGTTGCTTGGGCGGCTCGATTGTGATCTTCATACCGAGTTTTTCCACTTCCGCCTTGTATTGCTCCAAGGCTCGACGAAATCCTTCTTCGAACACTTGGCCAATCAATTTTCCGAAATCCTCGACATCCTTGTCGGTGGCCAACGAAGAAGCCACCCGTTCAATGATGTTGTCGTGGGCGGAATAATTCAACTTCAACATGTCATAGAACCATTTCTTGAGGGTGAAAGCCCTCGGGTTCTGCATGTACCTGATGAAATTGGTGTTGTTAGTTTTTTGCTCTTCCATCCTTTGTCCCTTTCTTGCCGACAGGATCGGTCTTCGCCGTATCGGCCCCGCCTGAAATCGAGGTTCCGCCGAGATTGCCCACGGCACCCCACCAGTTAAAGCCCGATCCATTCCTTGGTTTGACCTTGGAATCGTAAACGGCGGAAGTTTCCTTAAACTTCTTGTAGTAAGTTCGCCAATCAAGATGCTCTAATTTTTTGGTGGTGCCTATTCCCCTAAATAGGTTGTCTAACTCCGGATCATCGTCTATGCTCAGGGCAACAGGTTTTTGTGGAATTTGCGGCGGGGAGCCCTTTACTTGCGCAAACAAGTTATCCAACTCCGAATCATCGTCTATGCTCAGGGCAACAGGTTTTTGTGGTGCCTTTGGATAGAAAGCAGGGGTCGTCGCTGGAGCCACTGGAGCGGGTTGATTGCCGCCTTGGGTTGACTGCCGGGGCGCACGCTTCTTTCCGCTCGTGTCGGGGATTGGTTCTTGCGACGGGATGACTGGGCCTTTGTGCCTTGGAACGTATTTTTCATCCGGAGGCAGATCGGGCAAGCCACTGTTTTTTCTTAGCTCGTCGGATGTAATAACCCGCATTTCTCCATCGTTACCCGTTCCCCCTCCAAAGCCTTTTTTGGAAACATTGGCGGCGGCACTGGTTGTTCTTCCTCCGTCGCCGCCGCCAATTGCAGCGTCGAGACTGGTCAAGCTACCACGTTTTTGTTCCTTTTTATACTCCTCGTTCATGCGGGTGAAAATGTATTGCGACATTTTTCGCACACGGTAATACTTGGCGTTTTCTCCAAATGCACCCAGCAACTCGGGCGTCAGCATGGAGAACTGATCGATCACACCACCTAATGTGCCATGCTGGTGCATTAGGTCAATCAATTGAACCTGCTGATCGGGATCGTTCACGCCAGCGTTCGACAAGAGCACCCGAATGCCCCATCCTTTTTGCTCCCCTTTTGACCTTCTTTTTTCCTCATCCCAATTCAACTCGGCTTCGATTTGCTTGTCGGTAAGAAGACCTACCTGAAAAGCAGGATCGCCTGAAAATGAACGCAGAGCTTCAATGCCCCACATGTAGAGTTGGCTTACTTCGGGCCATTTGCGATTGTGCTTGAGTCCGAACAATCTTTCCGCCCTTGTCACAGATTCCTTAACGGAAGGCAGTTCAGTTTCATCAGCATAATGCACTTTGCCGAAATCTTCTGCGGGGTTCTCCCCAAGGCCACCTTGCAACAACAACTGACGCAACTGCGCCCAAGTTTTAGTTCCGGCAGGACGAGTTTCCACGTGTCCTGCTCCAGTTCCTACGCCACCCATGTGCTTGTGACCACCAGCAAGCATCGCTGATCCCGTTGCACCCCACCGAGCCAGCTTAACCGGCTTGCCTTTACGATCAACTGGAACAAGGAGCCAACAAGGCAAACCCGCCTGCGGGTTTGCCCGAATCTGGGCGATTTTTTGTTCCGCCGTCAAACCCTTTAGTGAATCGTCGATTACGACCTTGTACCTTGAAGCTCCCAACGAAATGGAGCACTCGTCTCGGCCAAGAAAGTCAGGCGCACCACTCTCGGTTTTCTCTTCCCAGTCGTAACCACTCTTGCGAAGTTGTTGGAGAGCATCGTTGCTGTATTGGTCCAAAGGATTGACTTTGATACGGTCGAATCCCTGCAACGTCGCAAAGCTACTCTGATCGAAACCGTGCAGTTTGTAAATCGTCCTCTTTACCGCACTTACGGCCTCTGGATAATGCTTGATGCCTGCGTTCACTAATGTGGAAAGATTGAGTTTGACCTCTTTGCTAAGGCCAGCTTCAGCGGCCTTGGGCAAGAAGTTCTTTAGTACAAGTCTGACTCTTAACTGTGGTGGATTGTAACTTAAGCCTTCTTTAATGGCGTTCATGAAGACAGGAACCAAAGCCGGATCAATTTTGCACGAAAACATGTTGGGATCACTTGGGTCAGTTCTCCAATATGTAACGGGAGGATTTCCCGTGCCATCCCATTCCCTGCCGAAGATTTTATTCAAAACCATGGGTCCGCCCCACGTCTTGATTTCCCGCTTCGGCATCTCATGGTGCAAGCCTTTTTCGGCCAAGCCAAGAATGAGATCCAATTCCATGTCAGGGTCTACTTCCATGTAAGGACTTCCACGACCGCTATTCATGTCGAATAATTTGCGAGCCGCTCCTTCCTTGCCAGCGTTAGCGGTGTCAACCCCTACGTCAATGGGTCGAATACCGACCTCACCCCTCTTGAGAGATTGATAAGAAGAAAGCAATCTCTTCACAGCATCTACTTCACCCGGCGTAATGTCCTCGATCTCTTGATTTTGTTTCACCGAACCGGCAATTTTGTGAAAACTTGCCCGCATGTGCATGATTGTTTGTTCGGCTCTTTTTTCCTCGGGAACCGAAGGTCCGCCAATGAAGTGATAGACTTTGTTTCCGTTGTCATCGTAGGTCGGAACCGTGCTCTCAGGTTCCAAGCTGTAACCAAATTGCTGGTTGTTGGAAAAAGCCTTGCGGGCCTCCGGCTCCAACCAGTCGCCCTTCTCCATGAACTGGAGATAACCATCCTTGCCACCGTATTGGAATCCCTCCATGCCGATGCTGTACAGAGCATCCCTTATGGCACGCAACTCAATCCTAAGCATCTCTCCCGGGTTCGAATGCTGAATAACCATGTACTTCGGTTCGAAGTGTTCATCGTAATACTCGTCGATCCCCAAGCCACCCGAAAGTTTTATGGTGTCGAGTCGAAATCTCTCTCTTCCTTCAGGAGAGAAAACATCGCACGGTCTTACTTCATCCTGTCGCCCCATGTGAAGGGGGTCTTCGCCACTCAACCCTACGGCTGACCGGGCCATTTCTCCCACAACTCGCATCGAAGGTTGGATGTTTTGCGGCACGATACGAGGCGGCATCTTAAGAACCGCATCCACGGATTGGCCACGCATATGTGCGTTAATCATCTCGCAAAGCTTGTTGCGGTTCAAAGTAGCTTCCAGTAAACCTTCGCTCAACATCCAGTTTAAGGCCCTTGCACGCAACTTTGTTCCCGTGATCAAGGTCAACAAATTGGCCATCGGTTGTGTGATGACGAAAGGCAAAGTGGTGCCTCCGAATCCGGTCGCTTCGGAGAATTGACTTTTGGCAATCGCAATGTGCTCAATGGCACTCTGGATGTACTGCCTGAAACTCTTGATATTTGATGCTTTCATGTTTCTTATCTCCACAATTCTATATAGACTCTATGAGTTGTTCTGGATCTAACACTTTGGTTATTGGCCGTCCATCCCAGCAGAAATTTGATTCTCTGTGCGGAAAAGGGGGCACTGTTGCATCAACCGGTGGCTGCGGCACACCTTCCTGTGGAAGTTTCACGGGCTCCCACGACCGCAAGTTGAGCCCCCGCAAGCACCGGGAGAAAGTCAGGGAAGACATTCGTGACTACGTTCTCCTAATGCTCGGCGCACCCGTGGTGAAGGTCGAACTCGACCAACAACAACTGGACCTTGCGGTGGATCAATCACTGAAGATTTTTGAAGATTATGCGGGTCGTGAGTATTTCGATTACTACACGTTCGCCACCAGTCCGGGCAAAAGTGTATACAAGATGCCCGACGACGTGGGCATGATTCGCAACGTCTTCTACAAAGAACAAGGCTCCTTTGCTTTCCAAGCTTCGGACCTTGGGGGAGCAATCCCCGTCGAATACTTCTATCCCGGCGGGGCTGGCGGCTCGATGGGCGGCGGTTTGATCGACCCCGTGCAACCCATATGGGGTCGCATGGGAGAATGGGTTCTCTACAAGCAATACGAGCAAATGTACTCTCGTATTTCTTCCAACATTGGCGGCTGGGAATGGGTATCGGACCTTGGCTACATCAAACTTTACCCCGTACCGTGTCGGAATCAAAAAGTGCTTGTTCATTACCTTCAGAAGTGCAAGGATTGGAAAGAGGTCACGCAGGCCATGCAGGAAGGGGCTCTAGCTCACGCCATGATCATGCTTGGACACATTCGAGGAAAATACCAGCAACCGCCCGGCCCCGGTGGAGGCGCAAGTCTTGACGGCGAATACATGAAGACCAAAGGTTGGGAACTTAAAGACAAGTGGCAAGAAGAGCTTATTTACAAATTTGGTGATTTGCTCCCCATTACTCTCGATTAGACCTGACAACCGCCAACTGAAGTTTGGATAATGTTGCTAACAGAAGATTGGCTAATGCCAAGCATAGATGCTATTTTCATTTGAGAGTATTTTTCGTACAGTTTTACAACTGATTCCTTGGTTTGTTTATCTATAAAGCGTCTGTCTTTCGGGACTTGACTTGTGTTGATTTTATAAGAGAAGCAATCAATCTTTTGTACGTGATTTCTCACAATATCGATGAACTTAAAATAATTGCCTGCACCTACTCTAATGATGGCTTGTTCTCCCTTGTCCTTTTGAATGGATGATTTAATTCCTAAGTCTCGTTCTAACATCCGTGACAATTTTCGCACATTTTCCATAGAGAATGATTGAGTATTCAGTCGAATATCTTTTGATGCACCTGAATTTCGATTAGATCCATCGTCCATATACCAAACACTCAAAGAAAATGGAGTTAGTTTCACACCTTCAGGTACAATTTTAACCCCTTCTTTGTACCAAATACTTCTTAGTTCCCGGAAAACAGGGTGGACAATTGTGGAGACTGAGTACCCCTCGGTATGTCGGTCTGATCTCCCGATGATTTGCCCTTTTTTCTTTCTCGGAATGGTCCAAACTTCCTTAGCGTAGTATTTTGCGAATGGACTCATAATTTGGAAAACATAGTCAATGTATTTTTTTCGTTTCTTCGATTGGGATAATTTGTAAGATCCATCTTTTCGCACTGAGCCATCACCTAACAGAGATCCGATTATGAATTCATTTTGTGCCGCCGTCAAGGACGATGGATAATTGGACAATCTCACTTCCTCGTAGGATAAATTGTGTTCGCTTATCCAACGACCAACTGTTCGTTTATGCACGCCAAAAATAGTTGCTATGTCCGCAACCTTATTTGTAGACATCAGCAATCTCAGTTGTTCCTTGTTCGGCATTGCGTCTCCTGTTTTTGACGTGTCTATAATAACATGACTTGATTATAATCACAAGACGATTATGGCAAACAGCATGTCTTTCGGTCGTGACAGGTGCAATGCCTTCTTTATTTCCTTTCGCTTAGGTATGGATTCTGTGCCTCTATGAGCCACTCGTGAAGACCTTGCTTGGGTTTAAGAATGATGTTGCGTCCCGCCATGCTGGTCGTGATGTCCCATTCATTCAAACCGTACAGAATCTGCTGGTTGGCAAGACGCTGGAGTTCCCTCGTGAACTGACCGAGGTAGAATTTCTCGGGGTTCATGGCCACACCCAAAGCCTTTTCGCCTGCCAGACGGAAAGGGAAATGAAGAGGCCGCTTCGCCATCCAGCCTGCCGACCACAGCATTCTCCCCATTCGCCCCTTGGTGGCGGTTTGAAAGTATTCAAGTTCGATGTAGCCTCGCCTCGGGCTGTTCCTTGTCGAAAGGAAATAAACCTGTTCCCAAGGTACGAGCTGTCCCTTCTGCGTCTGTTGCGGTTGGCCTTTGGCTCTCGGGGCCACAGGTTCACGAGCGCCGAGCATTTCTGCGTCTTCGGGCGTTACTTGCACCATGGCCTCTTCGTCGCTCAGAATCTGATTGCAGGCCCTACTCATATTTTCGTAAGCTTTCTCGTAGCCCAGCGTACTAATTCGTGCGTCGATCTTGCCAGCTTGTACGTTCATGATCGGCAGAATGGGTTGTCGGTCATCTTCGCCCGGAGCCTTGGGCGTCTGCTGTCCTTGTTGTTGGCCAACGACCTGCTGTTGCGCAGCCGGAGTCATGATTGCCCCACGGTTGACGGCGGCTTGGGATTTGCCCGGTTGTGACTGGACGAACTCTTTGAAACTGGTCATCTGATATCTTCCTCCATTGTGCGTCTTATCTAGTGCCCACGGAATAAGAACAATTTGGCCAGCGCCGCACTAAATACAAAGAGTTCAGGAGGACCGTAGGTCACATATGCAAACATTTGAAGGTTGGCTTAAAAATCAGAACGTGCTGACGGAAGCGGATACACGGTATTCCGTGGAAATCAACTTCCGGACGAAGACTGACGAGGTGCTGAAAGCAGCCGCCAAAATCACCTTGGGGTACGTGTCGGCCGCTCTTAAGAAGGCCGAGTTTCACGTGAAGCAGGTCTTCGAGGAAGAGCCTTATCGAATCATGGTGTCGGGTCGTAACTGGGACGACGGGGAGTGGGTGGTCATCGTCTCATGGAACCCCAAGGAGAGCTGTTACGTCATCTCCAAGGGTTTCTTTAACAAACTCCAGAAGACCGTCTCCAAGCAGGGCTCGGAGAAGTTGAACGCCGGGAATGCCTCGGAAATCACTTCCCACGTCAAGAATTGGATGCACCATTTGAAGAATGTTCCCGACCGCCACGTCCAGAAGTTGAAAAAAGTCCCGTTGAAAAGGGGTCCAAAATGATGGACAAGATCGCCGCAGGCAACTTCTTCACGGACGGCAGGTCCGTGTTGATGCTGAAGCGTTCGAAGGACGATACCGGGGCTGGCCAATGGGGTTTGCCCGGTGGTAAGGGCAAGAAGGACGATGACACCGAGAGCGTGGTGGCGGACAGGGAGACTCGTGAGGAGACCGGCCTAGAAGATATGCCCGGGGAATCGTTTGATTCACTGGCGACCCCCGGCGAGGGGCGAACCTATACGGCCTTCATCCGCAAGGTGGACAAGCCGTTTCACGTCAAGCTGAGCGGGGAACACTCCGACTGGAAGTGGGTGCCGTTCGGGGATCTGAACGGCATGGACTTGCACCCCAAGTTCCGGGAACACCTACCTTCTTATCTGAAGAAGGTTCGCCGACAAATCAAAGGATTCGCCGAGTGGGCAACGATCACAGAGGCGATCATTTTGATTCGCAGATAATTTTCGCACCGCCCCGTGGCAACGATACTGCCGTCACATTCTGCGAGAGAATCTTCGCCTTGGCAGTGAACCAGAATTCCCGGTCCCTTCCGTTTGGTTCTCCCTCGGTCTGCCACGTGTAGTATGCCTCCCGGCGTACATCCTCCTCAGACACCTTGAATTTTGTTGCCAACGCCGCATTTGTGTGGGTGATATACACGTCCAACCATTGGTTGAACTCGCCACAGAGGAAGTTGATGAAATCTTCTCGGTCGGTAATACGATTCGGGAACTTCTGCATGGTCCACGCCAGCCACGGCATTCGTTTGAAAACTTTCAGGATCGACTGGTAGAACGGGTGCTTGGGGTCCGTACCCCACCGTTCCCTGAACATTGACTCATCGTTTGTGTATAAGGGTGGCTGGGATTTCCTCTTCGGTGGGCAGATGGTGTATTCAATCTCGGGCCAGTGAAAAAAGATGCTGGTGCCGTCCTCGAAGGTTAGGTAGCGGTCATCTTTCAGTCTTGACAAAAGGTGTTTTTTGGTGGTCTCAATGTTAGCTTCAGATCCGTCGCCTTCGATCCAGCACCAGACCTCGACTTCAAAACAGTAAATCTTTTTCGGCATCGTAACACCCTCACTTCATTTTGAAAGTATAGAGCTTGTCGCCGTGCGCCCGCCGCACTTGTGCCCCGGCGTGGCAAAGCCTCATGTCCCCGCTGATGGCCGGGTCGGAAATCGACTTGATGTCCGGCGAGTCCTTCTTGTTGGAGAAGATCTCCACTTTCTCTTCTTCGGTAATGCTCACCACAATGCCGTTCGGCAGGACGGTGAAGTTGAGGCCCGTAGGGGTGACGTGTTCGACCCGGCGCACGTCGTAAGTGTTCCAGTCGGCGGCGAAACGAAACACGAACCGGGTGTAGTCTCCCTGTTCCCGGTTCATCGCCAGCACCATGAGGACGCCCCGCTCGAATTTGGCGTCCGTCACCGCCAAGCCGTCAAGCTCCTTCATCTGTACTTGGCGGTGGTGGCGGCTTTCAGGGAACACGGACACGAACCGAGCCCCGAACACATCCTGAAGGACCACCCCTTGGAACATCTTGGTGGCGGTGGGCATCACGTTCGCCACTGGGACGGTAAGGACCATGGTTGAGGTGTTGTTTTCGAGGAAATCCAGCTCGTAAACCTGATGGTCAACTTGGAGGTACAGTCGTCCGTCGTAGGACATGACATCGCTGGCCGGGAATCGCCCGTTGTTCACAGGCTTCTGCGATTCCAGATCTATCACCTCGGCTGTGGTGCCGTCGAACGTGACGGCGACGGCGTTGTTTCCCTTTGGGGTGAACCCGACCCGGAAGCGATTTGTTATCTTGGGGTATGGCTGGTTGTTGACGTAAAGTCCTTCAGTGGTGATTACGACTTCCTTGCCGTCTTTTTCGACGAAGCCGGTGATTTGACCTTTGTACTGTCGCAGCATGACGATCTCGAATTTGTCCGAGCCGACGATCTCCTTGACCTTGGCCACGAAGACAAGGGTGGCTTGGAAACTGTCCGGAGCCGGGAGTCTTTTTTTGTTGACTAGGATTTCACGAAACCATTGCCAGTAGGCTCCGTTCTTGCCGCCGGGGATCACGTCCTCGAAAGGAAAGTAGACGGCCGCTTTGGGAAAAGTCGAATCAGGGTCAAGCACCGACACGCCCGCTTTCATTTGATCGATCATGGCGGTCTTAATGTCGGGAAATTTCGGGTGTCGTCCCTTGAACGGATGGATGCCCGTGAACATGTACCAAGAGACGATTGCGAAGCTGTACCAGTCGCTCAGAGTGGTCCACTGCCACCGGCCAGAGGCGTCGTGGCCGACCGACCAATCCCGGATGCTTGGCATGATGGCATCAGCGGGGAAGTTGGGTGTCTGGAAGGAGTTCACGTCGATGAAGTGAATCTCACCGTAGTCATCCGTGACCATATAATTGAGTTCGTTTCCGTCCACCTGCAAGTAACCCGGTCGGCCGTGGATGTATCGCAGCCCGTCTGCAATCTGGGCGACCAGATTGAGCATGTGACTCGGAGTAACTCCTTCACGTTCACGGTAGGTTTTCGTGAGGATCTGAGCCAGCGGCAGGGAATTGCCCGGCACAAGCTTCATCGTGTACCCGACCGGGTGCTTCTTGCTGTCGAAGAGCATTAGGTCGGGACGGATGATTCGTGGATGGTCCAGCGCAGCCAGTTCCTTGAGTTTCAACTGGGGGATCATCCGGCCCGGGTCACAAACTTTGTAAACCACGCTGCCGATGATGTGGATGCTGCCCTCGCCCCCTTTCGTTTTGAAGTTGTCCTTATTCAGATCGACGACGGGGCCTTTTTCTCCGACCGTGTATTTCGGCATATCACCTTCCTTTATGTCCGTAGAGATCGTGTTCGACGATCTCTTCCCATACCTTGTAATGCACCATCCGGCGTGCGATCCCGTAAAAGCCCTTTTCGACAGCTTCCCGAACGTCTGTCGAAGCACTCGGGAAACCCACGGACACATGTTGGGACTGACGGTGAGCCCCGACCAAGGAGTTGATCTCGTGCCCGGGACGATCCACAATAATGATCGGATTCTTAGTGTATTGCAGGATGCTTTTGGTTACACCTGTCACGATCTTGGCATTGATGCTTATCAAATCGTCGCGGCTCATACCTGGCTTGCGTG